CGCCGACGGTTGCGACGGCGTCGCCTATCGTTGGCTGGACGCCGCCGCCGAGGTCGCCGTGGCACCGATGGTGCTCGTCGACGCGCTGTTGCGGCGGGGGCGGTTCGTGGCCCGGCCGGCGGCCTCGCCGCCCACACCGGCACAGCGTCTGCCGGTGGCAGCGAGCGACGAGGACGCGGCGGTGCGTCGCTATGCCCTTGCCGCGCTCGACAACGCGTGCGGTCGCGTGCGCCAGGCCGGGCCTGGGCATCGCAACGAGACCATCAACAACGAGGCGCTCGGCATCGGCCACCTCGTCGGTGCTGGTGCTATCGACCGCTCGACGGCCTACGGCGCGCTCTACGCCGCGGCGGCGAGCTGGGGCATCGCGGCGACGGACAAGGCGTTGAAGCCGGGCGGAACGCTGGATCGCGCGCTGGACACCGGCGCCGGAGATCCCTTCGACACCTCCGATATCCGGCGCAAGGCGCGCGAGCGGGCCGACCGCTACGGCGGTGGGGCGCGTCTCACTCCGCCGGCGGGCGACTATTCGGATCTGCCGCCGGCGCCGTCACCGCGGGCGGCGGCGCCGCCCGTGTTGGACGGCGAGGACGCGGAGGATCCCGGCTCGGATGAGGATGGCTGCGACACCCCGTCTCGCGCGTTGAATCGCTTCGATACGGAAGTCGTGAGCGCCTGCTCCAAGCTGGATCATTCCGACACGGACAACGGCCATCGGCTGCGCCTGCACTTCGGCGACGATCTGCGCGTCATGCAGCGGCGCGGGGTGCGCAACACCGAGTATCTGTTCTGGGTCGGCACCCATTGGGATCTTGACACGGGCCAGGACAAGGCCTTCGCGCTGTCGCAGGAGGTGGGTGGCCTGATCGGCCTCGAGGCGGACTATCTCGACCACACGCCGCAGGAGAAGGAAGCGATCAATGCCGGCGCTGATGCCGAGAATGGCATCGACGATGCGGACGCGGAGATCGCGGCGGCTGAGAAAGCCCTGAAGGCGCTCGGTAGCGCCGACACACCAGATCGCGAGCGGGTCGAGGCGCAACAGAAGCAGTTGCAGAAGGCCAGGGCGCGGCGGCGGCGGCTTGACGAGATGATCGAAGCCGCGGCGGCGGCGAAGTCAGCCCTGCAGAAGCGCCAGGTTGCCCGGCGCAAGTTCGGCATCTCGTCGAAGAACAAGGCGCGCTTGGAGGCGATGCTCTCCTGCGCAGCGCCTTGGCTGACGGTGAAGCCGGCGCTGTTCAACGCCGATCCTCTTCGGGTGGCAACCGAGACGCATACGCTGGTCTTCGGCCGCGATGTCGACCCCGAGAACCCCGATGTTGGTGGAACGCGTTATGTGGCAACCCTCGACGCCCGGAAAGGCCATGATCCCGTCGATCTGGTGACGTTCATCGTACCTCACGCCTACGATGAAGCCGCAACGTGCCCGAAATGGCGCGCGTTTATGGAGCGATTCTTGCCGATCCCCGGCGTTAGGCGGTTCTGGCAGGTATACGCTGGTCTTGGTTTGCTAGGTGAGACCGTGCAAAAGCTGGTCTTCAACTATGGCAACGGTGCCAATGGCAAGTCCGTCGCCATGCAGACGATCTACAATGTCCTCGGCGATCTCGCGGTCAACCTGGAGCCGGAGTCCATCATCGGCGTCGATGTCAAGGCTGGCGGCGCCGCGTCACCGGATCTCATTCGGCTCTTCGGCAAGCGCTTCCTGCGCATCTCCGAATTGCCGAAGGGCGTGCCGCTGAAAGAGGCTCTGGTGAAGAAGATCACCGGCGGCGGAGAAGAATTGTCCGTGCGTGGTCTGTTTCAAGGGATGATCGATTTCATTCCGACCTTCGTGGCCATGATGTCCGGCAACGACTATCCGCGCATCGACGGTACCGACCATGGTATTTGGCGGCGACTGGCCGTTGTACATTGGCCGATCAAGATCCCGGACGAAGAGCAGATGCCGTTCGATCAGGTGATAGATGGCTTTCGCCCCGAATACTCCGGAATTCTGAATTGGCTGGTCGAAGGTGCGAAGATCTATCTCGCCGAGGGTCTCATCGTGCCGCCGGAGGTCCGCGCCGCCACCGAGGAGTACCGCTCCGAGATGGACCCGACAGTCGACTTCATCTCCGACTGCGTCGAGCGCGTCGAGGGGCACTCGGAAAAGGCCAGGGCGCTCTACGAGGCCTATGTCTCCTACTCGATGGCCAACGGCGTCAAGCCGGTATCCGAGACGAAGTTCGGCACGATCATGAAGACGAAGTTTGTGCGCAACAGCGAGCGAACGCGCTCCTATCTCGACTGCCGCCTGCACGACGTGCCGGATCGGCCCGAAGCCCCGTATGGCGGCGGCTCCGTGCCGCGCGGCGAGTTCATGCCTGACTACGGCGACCCTGGCTTTGCGCCAAGCTGATGCGAGGGTTGCGAGGGTCTTGCGAGGGTTGCCGATGAACTATCGCGGGCCGATTTTGTGTTTAGTATCAGACAGATATGCCGTGTCTGCGAGGGTTGCGAGGGTTTTTCTCGCGTATAACGAGGAAATTGGGGTTTAGGGGTGCGATTGAAGTCGATCCTGGTGTGAAAAATCCACGTTATGCGCAAAGAAACCCTCGCAACCCTCGCAGATAACAAACAAGTCTATGGAATATATATCTAATTCTCTATGCGATAGTTTGAAATCAACTATCGCAGAACCCTCGCAACCCTCTCGGAGGACGATGATGGAAAAGACCGGGGTGTTGAAGCGGCGCATGTCGATGGACCGGGCGTTGCGCTGGGCGTTCTGCGAGGAGCTGCCGAAGGTCCAGAGCCGGACGGTCGCGCTGGTCGGTCCGTCAGCGCCGCCGTCGCCATCGTCGCATGTGAGCGAGGTGGGGCGGCTGGGCGCTGAGATCGATGGTGGCGTCAACTTCTATGGCGTCTCACCGTTCGACGTGTGGATGGGCGACGTTCATGAGGACGCGCTTGTCATCGGCGATACCGTCGCTGGCCTTGAGCCAAGGGCGGAGAACTGGGCGGACTGCCTGGAGGTCATCATCGATCTTGGTGCCGACGACCTGATGCAACTGGCTCTGGCCAGGGCCGCGTCGCGCTGCGGCGTGATCGACCTCGCCGAGCTGGTGCGGCGGGAGGCGATCCTGCCGCAGCTATGTCCGCCGGCCGGATCGCGTGACGATCCATCGTGGCAATCGGACGTGCCGGAGCGAAAGCTCCTGACGACCGCGAACGGCCTGGCAAAATGGTTCATGCGCCGTCAGCGCACCGTCGCGTTCTCGGACGGATCGGTTGGCGTCGAATGGGAGGAGATCTCCGTGGTCGGCCGCAAGAACGGCCCACCTGCTGGCGCCTATCGCAAGTGGACTCTGGACCCGATCCCGGACGATCTGTTGGTGGAGCGCATTCGCCACACTGCTTGGGTTCTGACCCTCTCCGCGATGGCCGAAGCGCTGCAGGGAGCCTTGTCGGACATCGAGATAGAGCCGTGGACCGCTCTTTCGTATCCGTGGATTGAGGGCCGCCATCATCCTGCTGTGCTGCGGTCGGCGCGAGGGTGGCCGAATCCGGTCGGTGTGGTCCGCCCGACGGCTGCGCCGGCGAGACGGAGAAGGCGCACAAACCCTTGACAAATGGGTATGGCGTTCCCTACTGTTCGCTCACGGTGAATTTTGACCAGGGCCGGGCGGCAACGCTCCGGCCCTTTCGTTGGGTGCTCCATGTCCGGCGATGTCATCCTGACGCTGGAGGGGCAAGCCCTCGCCAAACACACCAACGCGCTGGCTGCCCTCGGTGAGGGTGGGGCGCGCAAGGCGATGGTCCGGGCGCTGAACCATACCGGCGCCAAGGCATTCACGCCGGTCAAGCGGGCGCTCGCGCGACAGACGGGCATCCCGTACGGGATGATCACGGCGGGCGTTAAGCAGACCAAGGCATATGCCGGTTCCGCGAGCGGCAACGGGGCGAAGCTCGAACACGTCATCACCGGCAGCGGAAAGCCGCTGTCGTTGAAGTATTTCCGGGCGCGTCAGTTACGCGCCGGCGTGGTTGCTGCGCCGTGGAACGAACGACGTGTCTTCGGCAAGACCTTCAACACGGGTGGGTCATTCAAGACCGGTCGCAAGATCGTCATGGGCGGCCACGTCTTCATCCGCACCTCGAACGCTCGGCTTCCGCTTGAGAAGCTGTATGGTCCTGGCATCGCGCCCGAGTTGGTCCGCGATGAGGTTGCCAAGGCGCACGCCGCTGTCTTCTCTGACCTGTCGCCCCGGCTCGCCCACGAGATCGCCCGGCTCCTGCCTACCTGATGGGCTGTGAAACGCCATGTTTCACGGCCTCCTATGGCCTGTGAAACACGATGTTTCACGGCCCCCCGGCCTAGGGACCGTACCCCCAAAATGACCCCGGACGGGGCCGCGGCACCCCGAAAAATGAGCAGTTGAGCGGTTTTCAAGCGGTACACGGTTCGCACGGGTCGCACGCATTGCACGCACGGATAGCCCCATGCTGGTCTCGATCACGGATGCCGCAGCCCGGCTCACGGCTCTCGGCGACCCGGTCGATCGCACGACGCTGTCGCGGTATCTGAAGCAGCACGCGGCGGCACTTCCGGTCGAGCAGTCCGGCCGTCAGCGACTTGTCGAGTGGGACGATCTGCTGGCGCATCGCCGTGAGAATGTCCGGTTGCAGGCGGGGGGGCTTCCTGCCCCGATCGCCCGCGAGCCGGCGGCTCCCGCCGCTCGACCGCCATCTCGCTTCGCGGGGTCGGAGGTCGACGCGACGGGCCGCCTCCGAATGGCCCAGGCGCGTGATGCGGAGCTGAACCTTGCTGAGCGCCTGAAGGCGGTCACGCCCGTGTCGGAAGTCGATCGTGCCGGTCGGGACGCGGTGGCGCTGATGCGCTCGGCTTTCGAGCGTGCCGTCGACACTGAGGCCGACCGGATCAATCTCCGTTACGGCTGGGATACCCGAGCCGTTCGCGCCGTGTTGAAGTCGTTTGCGAAAATCGGGGTGGATGTCTTCCACGGCGAGGTGATGAAGGCCATCGAGGCGATGCGCCAACCTGCGGCCAAGGAGGGTGAGGCCGCGCAGGAGTAGGATCGCCATGACCCAAGCGGCTCGTGACGCCTTCCCTGAACTGCCGGACGGAGCCGCCGTGTACCTGGCCGCTGTTGCCGCGGCATCCCGGCCGGTCGAGGATCTGACCATCACGGAATTCGCGGAGCGATATCGCAAGGTCTCCGCGGAGTCTGGGTCGCCTTGGCCTGGTGACTTTCGGATCTCCCGCGTCCCGTACCTCCGGGAGCCGGAAGACTGCCTTCACCCGGACCATCCGGCCCGCCGGGTGACGGCCCGTTGGGCGGCGCAGCTCGGCAAGTCAACGGCTATCGAGAACTGGTTTTGCTACATCGTCGATCAGGCACCTGGCTCGATGATGATCGTGCTTCCCACCCTCGAGGAAGCCATCAAGTTCAACCGGGTAAAACTGCAGCCGACAATCGACGCCAGCCCGCGCATCGAGCACAAGGTCGTGCCGGTCAACTCGCGCGACGAGCAGGCGTCGACGACCGCGTTCAAGCGGTTCGCCGGCGGCTTCGCGCAAATCGTCAACGCAGGCTCTTCCAAGGGCCTGCAGATGGTCTCCATCAAGTACCTCGCCATGGACGAGGTGACCGGCTACCCGCGCGATGTCGACGGTCGCGGCAGTCCTCGCGATCAGGCGCGAGCGCGCCAGAAGATGTACGGCGACCTCGCCAAAGAGTGGCAGGGTTCGACGCCAGGCACTGTCGGCGAGTGCGCGATCACGGAGGATTTCGAGGCGGGCGACCGCCGCTATCTCTACGTGCCGTGCCCTCACTGCTCGGTCTACCATCCGCTGACGTTCGATCAGATGCGCGGGCCGGCGGACGGACTGCCAGCGCATTTCCGGTGTCTCGCCTGCGACGAGCCGATCCTCAACGGCCATAAGCCGGATCTGCTTGCCGGTGGCGAATGGATTCCGACTCGTGTCGAGGATGGCGACCCGCCGGTCCCGCAGCGGATACCGGCAGCCGAACTGCACCTGTGGAAATGTGAGCCGTGCGAGGGGCGCTGCCGCGACTGGCAGCCGTCCTATCATCTCTGGGCGGCCTACGCTCCGAGAGAGCAGTGGGCGGACCTGTGGGCTCGCTGGGTGGCCGCCGAGGGCGATGTCACCAAGCTGCGGACGTTCTATCAGCAGGACCTCGCGGAGCCGTACGACCCCGGCGGCGCGGTGATGGCGCCGGAGAAGATCGTCGAGGCCGCGCGGGCATACCCATATTCGCACGGTGTCATGCCTGCCGGCGCCGGCCTGCTGGTCGGCGCGGCGGACGTTCAGAGCTATGGAATCAAGTGGTCCGTCTGGGCCGTAGGCCCGAGAGAGCAGTACTGGCTTGTTGACCGGCAGGTGTTTGAAGGGCCTCCTGATCAGAGCGACGAGCCGTGGATCGAGCTCGCCGACGCCATCCAGATCGCCTACCCGACGCCGGGCGGCGGAGAGAAGACCATCGACCTCGCAGGCGTGGACACGGGCTGGTCAACGGATCGCGTCTACCGGTTCTGCGCCGGCCGCCCAAATGTTCTGGCGCTCGACGGGCGCGAGGGGTTCGGTAAGCCGCCCCTTGGAACGCCGGTACCGAAGCAGATCCGCGATAAGGTCAAGCGCCTGGTCGCGAAGCTGCTGCTGTACCCGGTGGGCATCGACGACCTCAAAAGCAAGGTAGTCGCGGGCCTCGCCAATTTGGTCGCGGGACCGGCTGTTGACGGCGCATGGCCGCGCAACACGCTCCATCTGTCGAACGATCTCTGCGATTTCTCCTTCGCCGAGGAGATGACGGCCGAACGCCTCGTCGACCCGGACGAGGTGGCGATGGCGGCCTCATCGAAGCGCGGCCGACGGATGATCTCGGCGAAGTCCGGTCGGAAATGGCGCAAGATCGCCGGCCGAAAGAACGACTGGTTCGACACGGCCGTCTACTCGCTCGGTATCGCCTGGTACCTGATGCACCGGATGCACCTGGACGCCGCCCGCTGGGCCGAGCTTCTGGTGGCGGTGCACGGCATCCCGAAGACGGACGACCTGTTCTCGGCCGCCGATGAGGGGCCATTCGCCCGCCGGAAGACGGGCAAGACCACTGACAAGAGCGGCCCCGTCGCCGCGTCCCGTGCCGCCTGGAGCCGCCGCAAATGATCATCGATCGTCTGATGGCGATGGTCGGCTTGTCGCGCGGCTCCGCCGGCGCGGCTCCGGCCGCCAGCCAATCGCCATCGTCGTCCGCCGGTCGCCGCATTGAGGCTCGGTGGGG